GGGTGCGGGCGGGGAACGCCCTTTTCGCCGGTGAAGAAGGGACTCGGCAGGGCGGCGAGCGCGGCCTGGCAGTCGCGGACCTGGGCAATGGCGAGGCAGTAGCTTTCCAGGCAGCCGAGGTCGGCATCGGTAAGGATCTTGCGCTCGGTCAGGATGGGGGTGATGCGGTCCCATTCCAAGCGGGCGGACACCGGCAGCCAGCAGGGCGCCTCAAGGGCTCCTGCCAGCGGCTTGGGGTCCAGCTTCAGGTGTGGCTTGTCACCCCTCATCGTCCAGCCCCCGACTGACGACCGCCGTCCACATCTGAGCGACCGAAAGCATACGGTCGAGCGAAGCGGGGCCGGAGGGTTTGGGCTTTGACGGCCGGATGAACTTCTCGAATGTCGGGAACTTGCGAGGGTCGGAAAGGCTGAGGGCGGCGTTCTGATGGATGGCCCAGGCCAGGCGCTCGAAGTCGCTTTGCCGCTGGCGCGCACGCCCATCCACCACGGCCGAAACCAGCCGTGGCGTCAGGGTGAAATACGTCTCGGGCAGTTCTCCTAGCGCGCACCATGAGATCAGGAGGGCTTCCCAGTCCCAGCCGCCGCCGTCCGAGGGCGGCCGGTGCTCTTGGCGCCTCCTGCCGACGGCATGGCGAGGGCCAGGGCTCGGCCGACGAGGTCCGCCGACTCAGTGATGCCGACCAGATCAATGATCTCGCCCGCATCCTCTTCGCTCACGTCGTGGTGGGCGATCAAACCGGCCCAGAACATGGTGCGGATCATGCCCATGCGCGCGCCTTCCTGCATCTGCGCGCCGAGCTGGGTGACGCCGAAGCCGAGACGCTCCTCCAGCGTTATGATGGAGTTGATGGGGAAGGCGAGGGTGTAGCTGCTCTCGCCGGCGGTGAACTGGACTTCGCCCTTCAGGGGATTGGCCATGTCTATTCCCCCGCCGCGCGGACCGTGGAGCCGGTAAGCTTGATGGTCACCGTGCAGGTCATCTTGTCGTCGTTCGGCATCGCCGGCTCGTAGCCGGTCAGCAGGCCGGCGAACGTCCAGGTCTGATCGTTCGGGAAGACGATGCGGTAGTTGGAGGGCGCACGCTTGGCCTTTGCCGCCAGCAGAAGCCCTTCGCTGGCCGAACCCGGGACGAAGTTCATCTCGAAGGACGTTTCGCCGGGATCGGTCATCCCCATGATGAACTCGCGGTCGGGCGAGCCGAGGTGAGAGGCGTCGATCACGTCCGTCGTCTCGTTCGGCGGGGTGATGTCGAACACCTCCGAGATGGCCGTGTAGGTCCCTGGGGTGGTGCTGCTCTCGATTTGGAACTGAGAGCCGTTACCGATGCTTGCGGAAGTCGCCATGGCTAGATCTCCTGATGCCAGACTGAAATGTCGATGCGGGTGCGGTAGAGCGGCGTCGGGTCGTCGCCCTCGAAGCTGTCGCTCTCACTGTTGATGAAGACGCCTTGCAGGGTCGCTCCAGGCGTCTGCGGTAGGGCGGGGATGACGGCTCGGGCCAGCTTCTTGGCCTGGCTGTAGGTGCTGCCCCAGACGTCGATCTGAACCGTGCTGCTGACCAAGCCGGAGCGTCCGCTCATGGTGGCGTCGCGCTGGCCCGTGATGCGGTGCAGGGTGATGGCCGGCAGATCGGCGCCAGGGCGGGCTGCCCAATTCACCCGGTCGCCGACCATGCCGGCCACTGTGGCGTTGCCGAGCAGCAGATTTGAGATGGCCTCTTCCACTCTACGCTCCTGCCTTTGCCGCTGCTCGTGCAGCTTTCCGCGCCGCGCGTGCGGCTGCCTTGTCGATCTCTTCGCCGATGATCCCGGCGAGGCTGTTGAGGACGCCATGCTTCTCCTCCTCCCAGGCCGGCCGCATGTACGGCTGCGGGCCATGGTTGCGGTTGCCGAACTCGGTCTGCGGTCCCTGCGGATGACGGCCGGGGCCGACATGGGCCTCGATCTGCGACTGCTTGCGGTTCCGCTTGGGGTTCTTGGTGGTGACCGTGATGCTCTCAGCGAGGTCGCCAGACAGGGTCGGGACGCGGGCGCGCGCTGCCTCAGCAACCGGCTCCAGCGCCTCCTTGAGGCCACGACGAGCGATGTTCTTTGCGGTCGTCACCTTCAGCTCGCCGAGCGCCCGCTCCAGCTCCTTGAAGCCTGACATCTTGATGGTCACGCCCCGGCTCATGCTGCCCTCGCCACGGTGTGCAGTTCCATGTGACGGACGCGGCCCAGCGGGCGGACCTCATGGATGTTGTGGGTCTGGCCGGCGCAAAGGACGCGGTCCTTGGTCGTGATCTCAGGGAGCCAATGCAGGCGAAAGACGACGCGCTGCTCGTTCTGGATGGCGTCGGCGGCCAGGAACTCGCGGCCGCTGGATTGCACCCGCTGCGCCATGGCCTTCGCCACGACGACGGCCCCGTAGATAGGCGCATTGAACTCGTCGCGGCCGGTGATGCCGTCGCGAACGATCTCGATGTAGGTGTCCAACCCGCCGAGCCTCATCCGAACACCCAAGGCCGCAGGTCGCTGAGCAGCGTCTGGGCCTCCTCTGGGACGGCAGCGCCTTCACGCCCCTCGAACATGGCCGCCAGCGTCATCTTCACGGCCTGGTCGAAGATGGGCGGCAGCGGGTCGGGCTGATCCTCGGTGCCGATAAAGCGCATGCAGGCGTCGACGGCGGCCGTGAGCAGGGTCTCGATCAGCGCGTCCTGATGGTTGTCCAGGATGCCGAGGTGTTGCTTGGCGTCGGTGATCGAGACGGTCATCCGCGTCCCCTCGTGTAGCGGTTGGAGCGCGCCATGTCGGACGGAACGGTCTGGCGGGCGCCCGTGAAGGCAGCGGCGCCGACTTGCTGCGCAATGGGGGCTGCGACGCGTTCCACCTGAACATCGAAGTACGGAGAGGGCACGACGCGAATGAGCGACATGGCGGGCTCCTGTTTGCGTTGCTGGCGGACGGTTGAGACGTCGACGCGCTCTCCGGGCGTGACCTTCATCATCGCGAGCTTGCTGTCCGTCGTGCCGGAGCCGCCGACCGTGAAAGAGCCGCCGCGCGCGAAGCCGGGGATTTTGAAGCTGCTCAGCAGGGAGCCCCAGTTGAAGCCTCCGGCGCTCGCACCGCCGGCCCGGTCAAAGATCGATCGGCCGAGGTTCTTGAGCGCCCCACTCATGATGTCGCCGAAGATCGAGCGTAGCACCCCCTGCCAGTCTCCCCGGAGAGCGGCGTCGATGCCGTATTCAAAGGCGTCGGCGAACTTCTCCCGGCTGTCTGTGATGGCCCTATTCATGCTGGCCACGGCATCATTGATCGCCTGAACGCCGGGCATATCGCCGATGTCCTTGAGGGCGGGGATGTCAGGCAAGCTCAGCCCGGCCGCGTCGAGGCCACCGCTTTCAGCGCGGTATTGGGCCTCCAGTCGGCGGCGCTGTTCGTCGAACTGCTTCTGATCGATCCCGCCTCGACGCGGGCCGGCGGCGAGTTGGTCATTCAGTTCCTTGGTGTCGCGGCGATAGTCGATGTCCAGCCGCTCCCGGTCGGTCATGAGGCCTTCCATGGAGCGGCGGACCCGCTGCTGCATGTCCTCAAAGGCCTCGGCTGCCGTGCGGGTCGCCCTGAGGGCGGGCTTGACCATGTTGTCGTCGAGCTTGGCCATCCACTGGCCGACCTCGGTCACCATGTCGGGGACGTAGGAGTGGCCGACGACCGCGTCGTAGAGCTTGAAGAAGGCGTCAGAGACGCCCTTCACCTTGTCGATCACCGACCTGAGGACGCCGAACAGCCGGCCCTGCAGCCAAGTGGTGACGCCCTCAACCATCTTGCGAATGGAGCCGATCACGCCGGGGAACAGGGTCTCGAAGGCCTTGAGGATCGCGCCGACAGCGGACTTCACCGCCTGCCACAGGAAGCCCCACATGGCGCTGAAGTCGCCCCGCAACAGGGCTCCAAGGGCCTGCATGACGTTGGTGATGATGTTGATGGCACCGGTGATCAGGTCGAGGGCCGCACCGAACACCTGGGCAATGCTCTGCCCCCAGGCCTTGAGATCGGCTCCGGTCGAGCCGCTGCCCCCGCCGAAGATGGCCGCGAACACGGAGCCGATGGCCGAAACCGCCCCCTTCAGGGCCTCGAACAGCGGTTGGATCTTCGGCCCAAGCGTCTCCTTCAGCGCCGTGGCGAACTGCATCACCACCGGGATGATGTCGTCCTTGAAGGCTAGGAAGGCGAGGACTGCCGCGCCGACTGCGAGAATGACCGGCCCGCTCATGACGGCGGCCACGGCGCCGAACACCGGGAGCAGTGCGCCGACCGCAGTCACCACGCCGCCGATGCCGACCAATAGCGGGCCGAGGGCGGCCGCGACCGCCGCGCCGATGGCGATGAACTTCTGGGTCTCAGGCGAGAGGTTCGCGAAGGCCCGGGTGATCTCGGCGACCTTGGCGATTAGCGGGCCGAGGACGTCGCGGACGATGGGCTCGAAAGCCCCCTCCAAATCCATGAGCGCCGTCTTCATCGGCTTCCAGACGTCGGCGTTCCCCGCCGCCTCAGCAGCACCTCCGAACTGACGCTCCAGCTCGCTGAGCATGATGGCCTGGGCTCCGGCGGCGTTGCCGACCGCGACCATGCCCTTGATCTGTTC